GCACGTCCTCGCAGATGTACTCATCCAAGGAATCGTAGCCGCGCTTGTCGCGCATATAGAGGTAGAGGTCTTCTATCTGGGAATATATCTCCCACTCGTCATCCCACAACTTGGCCACGGCCATTCCGATGTACATCATCCAGCCGAGGCTGGCCACGGGATAGTCGCGGTACTCGCGCGCACCGTCGGGAATATAAGACTGACCTATCGACTCCCACTTGTCCGTCACATCGGGGCATTCAGGAAGCCGCTCGTCGACTTTTCCTATTCCCACAAGGTACTGGAGCAGGCTTTTATGTATCGTATTCTCAAACTTATCTGCCATTGTATCATTACACTAATGAAGATGCAAAGATACAAAAATAAACTGACATGGCAGCGAAAATCTTTAGTACGGAACATCGTCCGCCGTCACCCTGACAGACCGCAGGATGCGACCGAGCAACTTCCCAAGCACATAATATCTTATCGCGTCAATGGCGTGGTTGAAGGCATCGATAGGAACATTCACAAAATTGCCGTCCTTGTCTTTCGACCAGGTGTAGTTCCGAAACTCGTTGATGAGGTTCTGCGAGCGCCGCGTGACGTGTATGCGGAGGGTTTTCATCTTGTCAATACCGGCCAGCACAGATCCTGCTCCCTTCATTACGGGATAGATGAGGATGCCCGCGTTGGCAATTTCCTGAATAAGTCGGGGGTCTGCGCTGTCTGCCATCACCTCCAGCCCATTGCCCTTGGCTCCCAGCTCGCGTATGATGTCCTTGGAGAGCATCTGCGGAGCGTAGAAGAGTTCGTCGAGGTAGAGGTCATCGCCCAGCAGACCGCACCGTATGCCTGCGGAGGGGTCTTGCGTGAAGCCAAAGTCCAGACCCAGAGCCTGGTGCTTGCAGCCTTCGGGGAACTCATCCACAATATCCCAGTTCTCAAAGACAACACCCTCCACCTCGTCAGCCCAACGCCCCATGATGGTATGTGCGTACTGCTGCGGATTGGTCTCCTTGATGCGCTTTACCTCGGAAAGGAACTCCTCGGAGAGGTTCTCAAGATTATCGAGGTAGGTGGTGTGGATATGAAGGACGGAGGGATTGGTGCTTATCTGCACGGGAACGCCGTCGAAGTATTCTATGCGGTGGGTGTTCTCGATGTATTTCTTGTAGATGAAATGGTGCTTGTCCGTGGGGTTCATCACGATGATGATGCGGTTCTGGATACCCTTCTGGCGGATGGAGAGCATAATGGTCATAAACTCACGCTCGCTCGTCCACTCCTCGGCCTCGTCGCACACGAAGGTGGTGATGCCGTGGATGGACTTGAGCTTGGCCGTTTGGTTTCCGCTGCTGGTCTTGATGCCTCGGAACATTATCTTCGAGCCTGTCTTGCGGTTCACCACGTCCTGCTTGGTGGCGTGGAAGTATTCCGCCACATCGTCGGCCTCGACCTTTTCAAGAAACTCTGGGATGACGGATAGCTCGGCGGAGGTCATCGTGTAGCGGGAGAAGAGGATGTTATGGACTATCCGTTCCTCCTGGCCGTACTTGTTTGTGGCCATCTGAAACTCAAAGGAAAGTCTTTCAAGGAATGTGGAGACAGCGTAAGACTTGCCGCTTCCGCGCCCTCCCGTGATAAGGATGATGGGCTTGGAAGTGTCGGCATATAAGGGATAATATACGGAATGGGTCTTTATCATTGCTCGTCGTCGCTCTCGTCAGCCGTCATCTTGTCCGCCGTCATCTCCAGCTCTATCCACTTGTGGATGTCGATGCCCTTGGTCGCAACGGTATGATGCACCGTAGCCTCCTCGCCGAAGCCCTCATCCTTGCCGAGGGTGGTCATAAAGTAGCGGAGCATCTGCGGGTCGGGATGTTCCTGCCAGCCCACGAACTTGCCTTTCTCCATGATGGGAACACCGAAAGCCACGGCCTGCGCCGTGGAGACAGCCTTGTCGAAGGTGCGCATACGAGCCTCGTAGAGGGCATCGTCGAACTCCTCGTCCTCGTTGCACCAGCGGCGGAGCATCTTGCGAGACACGCCAAGCATACGCGCCGCCTCGGAGAGGTTTCCGCCGGTGGCGGCCAGCACCTTTTCCAGTTTCTCGACTGGAGGCTTCTTATAGGGTTTGCTTGGCATATCGGTTATGGTATATGGTTATGGTTTTCATCGGTTTGCCCTCGCGCGTGCGCGTGAAGACTGGGAACTATGGGACATTTGGACTACAATCCGAGCCGCTGCATGAACTCCTTTCCGTCGATTATCATCGAGGCCGTGAAGCGGTAGCCCGTGAGGTCGCAGAACTCCAACTGGTCGTCCACGGTGTCGAACTTGAGCATCACATATACGGTGTTGTCGGCATTCCGCGTGTCAGAGATTTCGTTGTTGCGCTGCTTCTTGGCCTTGATGTCCTCCTTGCTCTCATGTGGCTGCTCGGCACGGTCTTGGGCTATCTGGTCGAAACTCTTCTCCTCCTTGTCGAGGTCGAAGGTGGGTGTCTGGCGTGGCGCGGGCATGGGGGCGAGGAAGTCGTCACCCATATCCTCCATCGGAGAGGCGGCAGGGTTGGTGTCATCCGTGACGAGGGTAATGTCATCATGGAGAGCGACAAGAGCCTTCATATCATCATCGGAGAGTCCGACGTGGGAGAGGTCAATCTCGCCCACATAGGGGGCGATGAGGTTGTAGTCGGCCCTGCTGTTTCCCACAGCCATATAGGTCATCTGCTCCTTTTCCGTCTTGTCGTCGAACTCCACCACCTCGACCTTCAACTTGTAGTCCTTCTCCTTTGAGCCGTCGTACTTGTTGATGATGTCGAGGGCCTGCACTCGGCGATGGCCGTCGATGAGGTTTCCGCTGAGTCTGTTCCAGACGATGCCTCCGAGGTATCCGTTGCGCTTGATGTTGTCCACCTGCTGGCGGATTTGCTTGTCGGTGTGCCGCTTGGGGTTGTAGGGGTTAAGCGTCACCTGGCTCCGCAGGATCTCCTGCGTGAGGCTCTGGCGTATCTCCTTGGGCGATTTCGGCTTCTTCGGCTGTTTTTCTTGCGGCTGCTTCGGCTTGTTTTCTTGCTTGCTCTTGCTCATATTCCTTGATTATGAATTGTGTCCTTGGGAAGATGGTGTATATGCGGCGGAGGTCTTCGGGGTAGTTGGCCTGCAGGTATTTCAGATACCAATAGTCGCTGACATCGCATCCGCATGACTGGCCTCCGCCGCCGTAGGCTTCGGGGGATTTGAGGTTGTTGCGCTTGATGTATTCCAGTATGTCGGCGTTCTTATAGGTCGAGAGGGGATAGAACTTCTTGCCCTTCCAGCAGATGCTCTCCTTGCCGTCCTTGTAGGAGCGGAGCATAAGGCGGCGGTTGAGGCTGTCCGACTGCTTGAAGCCCAGGCAAGCCCACTCGATGCCGGTCTTCTCCCTCACCTTGTCGATGATGTCGGAGAGCTTCCACAGCCGCTGGTTGGGGTTACGCTGCACTCCCATGAAGCCGTACTTGACCCACGAATAGTAGCCGTAGTGCGGCACCTGCATCCACTCCGTATTGGGGTACTTCTTCGCCGCATAGCGGTGGAAGGGGGCTATGTGGTCGAGGTTCGGCACGACATACATATAGACGCAGACGATGCGTTTGAAATGCGGTGCCACGAGGTCGAGGAGGGCGATGCTGTCCTTGCCGGAAAGCGAGTGCATCAAGATGATGCTGTCGGTCTCCTTGGCGATGTCGGACACTATCTCTTTGGCGCGTTCCAGCATAAGGCGTTACTTTTTCTTGCGGTAGAGTTTGAGGTCTGACTTCATGGCCACCTTGTGGAGCGGCCCCAGGGCGGTGTAGTAGTCGAGGTCGGCCATCAGCACGCGGTCGTCGCGGTCTTCCACCACCACGTACCTCGTGTAGGCATCGGAGGGGTCTACCACGTCCTTGTACATCACCACGGCATCCTTCTCAATCTTCTTGTGATTGGGAGCCTGTGCCAGCATCACGTCGCGCGCCTGCTCGTTGGTGAGGCTGCGGCGCATATTGCGGTAGTAGGGGGCGGACTCCCTCACTGACATCATCTCTTTCATGGCTGCGGCTTATTGGGTGGGACGGTTCTTGCGATATGCCTTTTCGGGAAGAAGCTGGCGTATGCCGTCAAGGACGAAGCCGCCGTTTTCCTCGGTCTCTATGGCGTTGTCGTACTCCTCCAGTTCCTCCGGGGTGAGGTCATGCGGCTCAAGGCCGTATTCGGAGAGTTCTTCTCTGATTTTCTGTTCGTGTCTCATTGCGTGTCTTGTTTGGGTTTAACTGTTTTTCTTGGTGTAGCTCCATCCGAAGCGTTTGGCGAGGCGTTTCATCACCTTGTGGTAATGCACCACCGAAGCGCGGTCGTAGCTGGAGTTGGCGTAGGCTCTCCTGCCGGTGAGGTAGCCGCTGCGGGTTTCGTTGGTCAGCCGGTTCTCGATTTCCCTGTACGCCTTCCTGACCTCGTCGGCGCTCACTCCCCATCCGCCCTTGGGGCGCTTGATGGAGAAGGTGTAGGTGGGGGTCACGGCCCTCATCTCCCTGGCGTTGGTGGATACAGCCAACGTGATGTCGTGATGGCTGAAGGAATTGCCGATGGCCATGATGCCGCTCTTGCCCAAGGCTCTGGGGTGGTTGTGGGTGAGGATGGAGTTCTCCGGCAGCTTGCCGCTGACCGAGACCTCCGTCCCCTTGCCCTGTATCGACCTCACAAGGTTGCCCTTGCTGTCGAAGACATGCAGCTCTTCGTCACGCCTGCGGCGGATGCTGCGCTCCATCCCCAGGATATTCTGTCGCATAAGCGCGCTGTAGCCTTTCTCTGTCGCGCCGTTATGCCCTGTCACCATATATGGCTCTTTGCTCATTGTTTTACTTGTTGCAGACTTGTTATACACTCTTTTTATGTAGAAAAAGTGAAGTCTACACTGTAAAACTTCACACTCCCGTGCCGGCCGGTATCAGCGTTATCGCATGATACGCGGCGTGCGGCGTGCGGCTGCGCCCATGCTGGACACACGCGCTTGCCAGTATCTGTCCTCGGTGCGGTAGCGCGTCACGCTGCCGTCGGGGTTCTGACGCTGGGCATAATACTCACGTGCCATGATGACCTCCTTTTTTAATGGTTAGACATAAGGTTATTTGGTTATGGTTGGTTTCTGTCACAGGCCTTTGCTGCCTATCACCTCGCTGACGTGGAACCAGAAGAACCACGGACGCTCTTCGGCAGGCAGTTTGGCGTACTGCTGCCACTCGTTGTCGTAGTCGTGGAATCCGAACTTCTCGCCCAGCATTTCAATGTCCTCTTTGCACATACACGCGAGACCGCAATAGTCAAGCAGCACGTCGAGAGAGTAACGACCGCCTCTGTCGTAGAAATGGATGGCGAAAATGTCCTTCATCGGCCATTCGCGCTTGTCGCCCTTGCCCTCGGCTTCGAGCTTGGCGTTGCGTTCAAGTTTCTTGGGGTCAAGAAACATCTCGCAGTTCTTGTTGGAGTAACTCCTGATTTCGACCGTCTTCTCGCCGCTGGCGATAGCCTTGGCGTGTGTCTTGTAGATGGTCAGGCTGTAAGCCTCTTCTTTCTGTCCGTTGAACTCAATCTGCATAACTTTTCATGTGTTATTTAATACAAATATTTACTGCAAAAGTACATAT